ATGTCAACAACAACAAAGTCAACAGCAACAAAAGATAGAGCTGATATAAAACAGCTTATTGAACTTATCAAGAGATTACCTGAAAGCAAGCAGAACTTCGTTAATGGATATGTGCAGGGCGTTTGTGAAACACTGTCCGATAAAAACAAGTCTGCCTAACAGCGGCAAGCAGAAAGCGAGGTGAGAGCAATGTTTTACAATGAACTTGACTATTTGGACGATGAAGAAGTTGAGACAATTTGTTCAAGCAAAATTCCAACCGAGGACGAATTAGAAGATAATCTAAACAAAGTTATTGACGAAAAACTACTTCATTCGTTTTATCTGCTTGGCAAGTATGATGTCAAGATAGAGAGAGCATACCGAGAGGGTTTCAGGAGCGGTCTTGCATTGACTATTTCGGTTACCGCTCTATTATTATCACTGGTGGCATTAATATGGAAACTACAGACAATATTAACGCTATTACCGAAATAATTATCGGGACCCAAAAACGGATTTTTTCTTTTCTGCGGTATAGTAAAAACATTTTCCCTTTTTTAGAAATACAGTAGTATTTAGGATCGGGTGAATAGTCAATAAGATGATAACGCAACAAGAAAGAATATTTTTCTTTAAATTTATAGTCAACATCTTGTTTTAAAAGTTTATTACCTTTATATAAGGACTTAAGTATTCTCACTTCTGATTTATCAAGAATGAGGTCTTTATGAGAAGTTGACATAGTGTGCACCTCCTTTCATAGTTAATCATAGCATTTAAGGTCGTGTAAAGCAATAAAATATCGAAAAGAATAGTAGAACTTGAAAAAGTTCTTGTCAAACAGCAGAAAACAGCGTGAACACACCAACAGAAAGGAGATGAGGAGATGAACAACACTTTACTTATCAACCCAAAAACTGGTCAGGAATATGACGATGTTCCGCCAACTGTAGCGGCGAAGTTCCTCGGCGTTGCTCTCAATTTCGTGTATGACGGCTTAAAGCAAAAAGCACTGCCGATTGGTACAGCAGTACAGAGCGACAAAGGCAGATGGACTTACAATATCCCTTGCGACAGGCTCAAAGCATATGCAAGCGGTGTTGATGTTTTGCAGACTACACAGCTTTTAGAAATGTTTATCAACAGAAAGGAGGCATAACCAATGGCACTTAGACACATTAAAACAAAACGCAGTCTTAAAGACGAGAACAAGCACTTACATAGCTTGGTTAAGCACTTGCAGATTGAGCTTGAGAACGCAAGGCTTGACCTTTGCATTAAGAATGACGCAATCAACGGTTACAAAAACGAAAACGCAAGGCTTAGACAACGCATTAACAGTATGTATGCATATGATGTTTTCGGGGATGAGGTGTAACGGATGAAAAAAGGGACAACAATCGAAAGTGGATACGATGATTCAGGGCGCTGGTGTCTGAAACTTCGAAAAGCTAAAGGCAAGTTTACGCTTGATGAAATAATTGAAGCGGCGAAAGAATGGGAAGAAGATTACTACGCTGTGATTATTAAAGCAATGAGCGATGAGATAGCACAGTATTACGACGATGACCTTGACGGCGATTATGTGACATTGTATCGTGCTACAGATTTTATAAGCAAGGAATGTAGCTAATGAAAAGATTAACTTTAAATCAAGACGGTGAAATCAAGGTTAAGGACATCTACGGCAAAATGCACGATTGTAAAGATGTGCCGAATGAGTTTTACAGCTGTATTCGCAAACTTTACGACTATGAGAATACAGGATTCAATCCCGATTTTATCGACACAATATCTTATATCCTTGAAGATATGAAGAATTTGCTCGAAAATCCCACAACAGAGAACATCAAGGCTTGCAAGTCTAAGATTAACTACATTTTAAGTGCAAAAGAAGAAAACCGCTGACAGCACGGCAATGCTTTCAACGGTTCAAGGATATAATATGAAATTAATCAACATTATTATATCCTTAATTTTATAAAAAATCAAGGAGGAAATATGCAAAGAATGACATCAAAACTGCACGATTTTGCTCCCGTTTTATATGTAAATAAAGAAGGGAAGCATCTCACCCCAGCGGAAATATCAGTAGGTCAGACGCGAGAAGTGTTGCAAAGACTTTGCGAATACGAGGAAACCGGATTATTACCTGATGAAATCTTAGAACTAAAAAAATCAAGGAGGAAACATAATGCACACATCAAAAATTACAATTAAATCACTTTTCGGCATTTCCGAGCAGGAAATCGGTGGAAAAAGTGTTGAAATAACAGGCAGAAAAGGAGCAGGAAAAACATCTGTCATTGACGCTATTCGTTATGCTCTTACGAACTCGTCTTCTCGTGATTGGATAATTAAGAATGGTGAAACCGAGGGCGAAATCATTGTTGAAACTGATTCGGGCTTATCAATCGATCGTAAAGCAAGAAGCAACAAAGCTGACTTTGTGTCAGTCAAAGAAAATGGAAACAAGGTCACCAAGCCTGAAACATTTTTGAAAACTATCATTACTCCGTTGCAGCTCAACCCTGTTGAATTTACACAGATGACGAAGAATGAGCAGAACAGAGCCATTCTCGATTTAATCGAGTTCGATTGGGACTTGAATTGGATTAAAGAACAGTTCGGTGAAATTCCGCAGGGTGTTGATTATGAGCAAAACATTTTACAGGTTCTCAACGACATTCAAGCCGAAAATGGTGTCTATTTTCAGAGCAGACAGGATATTAACAGAGAGATTCGCAACAAAAGAGCATTTATCACTGATATAGCAAAAGATATACCGTCAAGTTATGACGCTGAAAAGTGGAAAAACTATGACCTTTCTGCTAAGTATTCTGAACTTATGAAAATTAAAGATGAAAACGGCAAAATTGAAAGAGCAAAAGCTTTCAAAGACAGTTACACCAATAAGCTCAGAGGACTTGAAGCGAATAAAGAGATTGCTGTTTCAGCAGCGGAAAAATCAATCAATGCAGAGCGTGACAGCTTGAATTCTACTATTTCAAGACTTAATGCTGAAATTCAGTCTGCAAGAGAAAAGTTGCTTACGCTTGATAGTAAGTTTGCCGATAAAGTTAAAGTAGCAGAAGCAGATTTTAATGCTGCGAAAGCTAAGCTTGACGCTGATGTCGGCATTGCAAATAAGTTCATTAACCTTGAAATTAAACCTACAAACGCTCTGCAAGAGGAAATCGATACAGCAGAAGTGATGATTAAACATCTCAACGAATACGATAGAATGAAAAATATGCAGAACGAAATCGAGAATTTGCAGGCTCGTTCAGAAGAATTTACACGCAAGATTGAACTTGCAAGAACCTTGCCGGGAACCATTCTTCAAACTGCTACTTTGCCGGTTGAGGGTTTGACTGTTGAAAATGGAATCCCGCTTATTAATGGGTTGCCGCTTTCTAACCGTTCCGACGGTGAATTACTCGAATTATGTGTTGATATTGCTATCAATAATCCGAGTGGCTTACAGATTATTTTGATTGATGGTGCGGAAAAGCTTGACGATACAAGCAGAAACAAACTTTATGCTAAATGCAAAGAAAAAGGCTTACAGTTTATCGCAACAAGGACAACAAACGATAACGAACTCATCGTTACAGAACTTTAATAAGGAGATGTACATATGCCAACACATTGGAAAAAATTAACAAATCCGAATTATCTCGGATCATACTCAATCGAAAACGGACAAGATTTGATTTTAACGATTAAATATGTTCAGGAAGAAAAAGTAATCGGCCCTGACGGCAAGAAAGATGATTGCGTAGTGTGTCACTTCTCTGAAAATGTAAAGCCAATGATACTCAATGCAACTAACATGAAAACTATTACAAAGCTGTACAAAACTCCATACATCGAGGAATGGACAGGCAAGAAAATTCAGATTGGCATCGAAAAAGTCAAAGCCTTCGGTGATGTTGTTGAAGCTTTAAGAGTTCGCAAGGTTGTGCCGAAAGTTGAGCCTGAAAAGCTGCCTAAGTGTGAAAAATGCGGTGCAGATGTACACCCCATGGGAAATATGACATCTGAACAACTTATCGCATATACGAAAAACAAATACGGAAAAGGCCTTTGTTCTTCTTGCGCAACAGCAGAAGCAAATAAACTGAAAGGAGAAGCAATTAATGCTAAATAATGAGAACTATTTCAGTGTTGAGAACAACCTCAAATATATGAGTGTTTCACAATTCAAAGCATTTGAGAATTGCCCTGCCTCCGCTTATGCGGAGGTTACAGGGAATTATGAGCGAGAAAAAACGATTGCGTTGCTTGTAGGTTCATATGTGGACGCTCATTTTGAAGGTTCACTTGATGTTTTTAAAGCACACAATCCGCAGTTATTCAAGCGTGACGGCTCTCTCAAGTCTGATTATATCAAAGCCGAGCAAATCATAAACAGAGTTGAGCAAGACGATTTGTTTATGAAATATATGAGCGGCGAAAAGCAGGTTATTATGACCGGTACTATTGCAGGCGTTGAAGTCAAAATCAAGGTTGACAGTTTACACACCGATAAAATTGTAGATTCAAAGGTAATGCGTGATTTTGAGCCTATTTATGTAGCTGAAAAAGGCAGGCTAAATTTTATTGAGGCTTGGAGATACGACTTACAAGGAGCGGTCTATCAAGAAATAGTCAGACAAAACACAGGTAAGGTTTTACCTTTTTATATTGCAGCGGTAACAAAAGAAAAAGAGCCTGACTTGGCAGTAATCGAAATTCCACAGGCTTATTTGGAGATTGAGCTTGAGAATTTTGAAAAGAATGTTATCAAATATGATGCTATTAAAAAAGGCTTGATTGAACCTGAAAGATGCGAACATTGTGATTATTGCAAAGCAACAAAGGTTCTCAAAAAGCCGATAAGTTTGGAGGAATTAAATTTTGAATAATGTTGTTTTAGCCGGCAGATTAGTTGCCGACCCTGAACTGAAAACAACCACCTCGGGTGTTGAAATGACAAGTTTTAGACTTGCGGTAAATCAAGACTATGCGAAGTCAGGCGAGGATAAGAAAGCCGATTTTTTTAACATAACGGCGTGGAGGCAGACCGCTGCGTTTATCTGTAAGTATTTTCATAAAGGCAATGGAATAGTCCTCAAAGGTCGCTTACAGAGCCGTACATATCAAGCTCAGGACGGTTCAAATCGTTATATAGTCGAGGTCGTTGCTGATAATGTAGAATTTCCTCTCAGCGGTGGCAAATCTAATGATGATACAAGCAACTATGCACCGACTGCATCAGCCCCGGCTCAGACTGCTGCTGTTTCCGATACATCATCCGCAGACTTCCCTATTGACGACGATTTGCCATTTTAAGTGAGGTGCAGCTTTGATTATTCAAATTGATACAAGAGAAAAATCGCGTGCTATTCAAAAAATCTTGCAATATCTTAATGAAAATAATATCAAGTATGTATCAAGTAAAATGATATGCGGCGATTATTGTGATATAAGCAACCCTTTGTTTTGTATTGACAGAAAGCAGAATTTAAATGAAGTTTGCAAAAATGTATGTCAAGATCAAAAACGCTTTATCGCTGAACTTGAAAGGGCCAAAGGACTCGGAATCAGACTTGTGTTTTTAATTGAACACAGTGCAAAAATCAAATGCCTTGAAGATGTGCGATTTTGGAAAAATCCAAGATTGAAAGAGCACCCGCTTGCTCTTTCAGGCGAAAGACTATATAAAATTTTATCGGTAGTTGAAAAAACATATAATACTAAATTCTATTTTTGTTGCAAAAATGCAACAGGCAGAGTAATAGTAAAATTACTTGAGGAGGAACAAAATGAAAAATATATCAAAGTTAAGCTACAGTCATAGACTTAAACTCTTTGAACAGGAAAAGCAAAAGCTTTACTCACAAAAGCTTAGTTTTAAAGAATTTGAACAGAAAATAAAAGAATTGGCAGATAAATATGAACTTTAATTCAGACCGGCGAGAAGAAATCAAATCGAGGGTGACTATTGCAGATGTAATCAGAAAATATTCGCCCTCGAGCGAAATCAAAAAAGATGTAATACGATGCCCTTTTCATTCTGAACGAACAGCTTCATTCCGAGTTTATCGAAGTAATAATTCCTTCTACTGCTTCGGTTGCGGCGTCGGTGGCGACCAAATCAATTTTGTAGCAAAAATTCTTGATATATCTTATTATGATGCGTTAAAGCGTGTTGATGAAGATTTTATGCTTGGCGTTTTTAGCAGAAAAATATCAAAATCTACTTTGCAAAAACGCATATATGAGCGTGAGCGAAAACAATTTGAAGAAGAAAAAGCAAAACTTAAAAGACAAGCAGAAGAAAACAAATTAATTAACTTTTTTAAAGAGTTACGAAATAGATTTGAGTCTGAATCCGACAATATCAAACTAAAGAATGCAATTATATTTGTTGAGAGCTGGCTCAACGGAAAAATGGACATTGACGGAGTTGTAACACTGTTGCCAAAAGATTATTCCGCTGATGAAATTATCGAAAATGTAAAAGAAAATTTGAAGTAAGGATGTGATAAAGTGACAAATGAAACGGAGGTTGATGTAATAGATCCTGTTGCCCAAATTGAAAGTTACACAAAGAAAGATTTTCAGTTAACAAGACTTCCTTACGATTTTTTGTATGGATTAAGAAACAACAAATTTCAATATTCTCAAATGCAGGTTGTAATGGCAGACAAAGCAAGCAAAGAAGGCGTTAAAAGTTTTAAACAACTTTACAAAGATTATTTGGCGACTTATCATTCCGATGAACAAATGCTTGCTGTAAATTATACTGAATTTGATGGACAACCTTTTCAACTTGCTTGTGGCTCTTACATATGTCATGATGACATTGCTCTGCTTAATTCAAATGGAATAGTCGAGGAAATCTGCAATCATCCCGTCTTGCCGTGCGTAAGGCTTGTGAATATTGATGATAATACAGAAAAACTTATTATCAAATACAGAAAGGGCTACAAATGGCGAGAAATAACCGTAGATAAAGAAATTCTTGCAAGTGCGAGTAAGATTACTTCTCTTGCAAAATACGGCATAGCGGTCAACAGTGAGAACGCAAAAGGGTTAGTTAAATATCTAACAGATATTGAAGATTTGAACTACAACGAAATCGAAGAAAAAAACTCTGTCAGTAGATTAGGCTGGATTAACAATCACGGTTTTAGCCCTTATGTTGACGGTTTGGTTTTTGACGGAGAAGAAAATTTCAGAACTCTTTTTAATTCTGTAAAAATAAAAGGTCAAATCAAAAATTGGATTGAAATAATCAAACCTATTCGAGCAGAGAAAAACATTTGTTCAAGAATAATGCTTGCCGCATCGTTTGCAAGTGTATTAGTCAATCCTTGTGACTGTTTGCCGTTTTTTGTTCATCTTTGGGGCGGAACAGAAGCAGGAAAAACAGTTGCATTAATGCTTGCAACATCAGTATGGGCAGATCCGACTATGGGCGCATATATTCGCACATTTAACAGCACAGCAGTTGCTCAAGAACTTACAGCAAGTTTTGTTAACTCTCTTCCGCTTGTATATGATGAACTTCAAATCCTCAAAGATAAGAAGTCGTTTGATGATATGATATACAAGCTCTGCGAAGGCATAGGTCGTGACAGAGGAGCTAAAAACGGTGGAGTTCAAAAAATTGCAACTTGGAAAAACTGTATATTAACATCAGGAGAATTTCCGATTAGTTCGGAAAAATCAGGCGGAGGTGCGGTCAACAGAATTATCGAAATCGACTGCAAAGATAAAAAAATCTTTACAAATCCAAGTGAGCTCGTTTCTGAAATCAAGCAGAATTATGGATGTGCCGGTGCAATCTTTGTTAAATGGTTGCAGCAAGGTGATAATATTGAAACTGTCAAACATTTGAGGAAAGATTTTTACAAGAAACTTGTTGCCGATTCGGATGTGACTGACAAACAAGCAATGTCTGCAAGTCTTATTTTGACCGCTGATAAACTGATTAACGAAATATTTTTTAATGACGATATTTTGTTGAGCATAACTGAAATGCAATCAATTTTAACTACTCGCACGAGTGTCGACCAAAATCGTAGATGTTACGAGTTTATTAACGATTTTGTTGCCGTCAATTACAACAAATTCAATCCTGAAAAGTACGGCTACAACGGCGAGATTTACGGAACAGTGATTGAAGACAGAATTTACTTCATTAAGAGCAAATTTGATGCAGTCTTGCAAGAGAACGGTTTTAACGCAAAGGCTTTTTTGAGTTGGGCAGTTGAGAATAAGATGGCGTTTGCTTCAAACACTTGCAATTCTGTAACAAAGCGAATTTCTGGAAAAGTGTGTCGGTGTGCGTGTATTTTGAGCGTAGAAGAAACCGCAGAAGACCGCTTTTTGAACAATGAAGACTTACCTTTTGATTAAATTGTAACAGGTGTAACCGCTGTGTAACTGATTTAAGTTACATTGTTATATCTAAAAAACCGCATAAAATAGCCGTTTTTTAAAATTAAATTTAAAATGTAACAGTGTAACAGCTTTTTTTACATACACACTATATATACAATATAAAAATAAAATATTGAACAATATATACCACGCGTGTATAGTGATAGATTACTTGTTACACCTGTTACATATGTTACATTATATATAATATATAGTATTTATCTATATTATTAAGCGTTTAAGATGTAACATAGGCGTAACAGCTTTTTGGAAATTTGTTACAGGAGGAATTATGAAACAAACAAAATGCTCAAAATGTCTGTTGATGTGGGACAGCTTAGTTGTAAGAAAATGCAATCACGAAGCAGTCAACAGAACATACGGCAAAAACATTTGTATTTGTTGCTGTCAAAAGTGCAGATACTCTGAACAGTTCAAAACAGGTTGGATTTGTACATACAAAAATGATAAAGGAGGAAAGATTTAGCAATGGAAGAAAAATTAAAATGCGAAGTGTGCGGCGCTTTGGTTACAAGGAAATCCGCAAGTCAAAAATATTGTGCCAGTTGCCGTGCTGAGGCTAATAGTTTTAAAGCAAAACTTCATCGTGAAGAGCAAAAAGCAATTAAATCGTATTCGAGCCGCTGCCAAAATGTTGATACTCTCGAAGAAAAGTGCAAAGAGATAAGCAGGTACAATAAGCTGCACAACACGCATTACAGCTACGGAGAATATACAGCACTCGAAAGGCTTGGAAGAATTTAAGGAGGATAAAGAAAATGATTGATTGTTCAAAAGTTGAAAATTACTTTGCTGAAAAACAAAGAATGACAAGATCAACAGAATCAAAATTCGGAATATGCAAAATTGATTGCAAAAAATGTCCTTTATGCCCTACGAACAATGGGACATCTGAAAAGTTATCGTGTACAAGTTTTGAAAAATTTTATCCTGAAAAGGCGATTTCAATCGTGCAAAGATGGAGCGATGAACACCCACAGAAGACTTACTTAAGTGAGTTTTTAAAAAACTATCCGAATGCTTCTCTTGTTCACGATGGAACACCTGAAATATGCCTTCGGAAGTTAGGCTTGACAGATATAAAGACTTGTAGAGTAGGCGGCTGCGTAGAATGTTGGAATCAGCCTATTGAGGACGGTGAAAGTAAATGAGAAGGAACTGGACGCAGGAAGAGGTTGATTACTTACGGAATGCGTGGGGAAATGTTAGTGTAAAAAACATTACAAAACATTTATCACGCTCTGTTTATTCGGTACTTAACAAAGTTAATAAATTAAAGCTTGGAACTTTTCTGAGCCGTGGAGAAAGATATGTAACTTTATCATATTTGAGCGAAGCTGTTTATGGTAATCAAAGTAGCGGAGGTTACATCAAAATTTCTTGGGCACAAAATAGAGGTCTTCCTTTGCATACGATTTGCAGGTAGAAAGAAAAGTTTGAGGTAGTTTATATTGATGAATTTTGGGAATGGGCATACAAGAATCAGAGCTTTTTGAATTTCTCTAAATTTGAAAAGTATTATCTTGGTGTAGAACCTGATTGGGTTGATAAAAAGCGAAGAACTGATATAAGGCACAGCTATAAATTTATTACATCACCCTGGACTACTGTTGAAGATGAGCGACTTAAGAAATTTCTTGCTGAACATAAATATAGCTATAGAGAATTATCGATACTGCTTAATAGAACGGAAGGAGCAATACAGAGAAGAATATTAGACATTGATATTAAGGAGCGACCAGTTAAGGCAAATAATCACATAAAGTGGACGGCTGAAGAATTTAAGAAGCTTGGTGAAATGATTAAATCAGGCTATAAGTATGAAGAAATGTCAGATGTGCTTGGCAAATCTGTTAAAGCTATCAGAGGTCGAGTATTTGACTATTACTTGACTGAAAGGCTTGATAAGGTAAGAGCATACATTGGCAATGGTCAGTTTGGCGATAATCTTCCGGACAGGACGATTAAATACAAGAGGTTTATGTCTGAAGAGGACAAGGAGAAGATAAAAGTCTTGTTATCTATGCTTGCAGGTGAAATTAAATGTGTTGCGAAAGAGAACTCAAATGTTGAGAGTGAGTACGCTGATTTCTGGCAGAAGGAATATTGCACACACTGGGACAGCGTCAAAGGCTGCACGGCAAACGAAAAAGACTGTGACAGCTGCACATCATTTAATAGAATAGAACCACAATTCTGCAAAAGGTGTGGAATTACCTTTTATGAACGAAAAAGCAATGACATTTGTAAGGACTGCAGAACCGCGAGAATTAAGCAAGCTCAGAGGAAATATGCGATACTGAACAATAAAAGGAGAATATAAATGAGAGAAATATTAGTCAGAGGTCAAACTCGCAGATATGGCGAAAAAGTCAGAACTTTAAAGGAGTAATATGGAATGAGTAATAGAAAATCTATATCAAAACATACGAGGCTTAAAGTATATCAAAAATATAATGGTCATTGTGCTTATTGTGGTTGTGAACTTGCGTTAAAGGAAATGCAAGTTGACCATATACAGAGCGTGTATTGGTATGACGGTGCAAACGATATTGAAAATTATAATCCTGCTTGCAGAATGTGTAATTTTTACAAATCTACAATGTCGGTTGAAGATTTTAGAGAGCAATTAGGTAAAATACTATCAAGACTTGAAAAGGTTTTTATTTTTAGATTAGCTAAGAAATACGGCTTAATCAGAGAAATAAAAGAACCTGTAATATTTTATTTTGAAAAAGAAAATTTGAAAAAAGTTATGGATTTTGAGCGTGAAAAGCTATCCCTCAAAGAAAAGGAGCTTGAGAAATTTGAAAAAAGCAACAATGTGAAAAGTTTGTTTGTTGATAATCCGGAACTGTTGGAGGAATGAAGATAAATGGATAATAAATTAAAAATTCGTGAGGTATGCGGTGATTATGCGTTGGATATACAGTTCGCAGACGGTAGTGTAAACACGATATACTTTAATTCAAAACGAAATGCCGAAACAGTTAAGCATATTATCGAAGTTGACGAAAGTAAACCCAACGAAGCAACCGTGTGTGATATGCGAGAGATTAAACACGGAAAGTGGGAAGAAATTCGAGATGCCTATAGGCAACTTGAAGGATGGATTCATACTGAGTGTGGTAGAGAGGTAAAAATTAAAGAGAATTATTGCCCGAGTTGCGGTGCAAAGATGGATAAGGAGAAAATCAATGACTAATTACGAGAAAATCAAATCAATGAGCGTTGAGAATATGGCGGAAATGTTGCTTGATGCAAGTGAAAATCATTTTACATACTGCAACCATTGTCCACATCAAAGTTTTTATGCACCGCATTGTACATCTAACAATCTTAGAATAGATTGCGTATATGCAGTCAAAAAATGGCTTGAAAGTGAGGCACTTGAAAGTGAGGCAGAAGAATGACACTCGAGGAACTAAAAACAGAAATATCTGAACGCATAGAAAGCGAACAAGACAAGTTGGACAGTCTTAACAACAGAAAAAGTCGAAAAGATAGAAACTATTACATAAGTGAGGGAATGCTGCTTGCATTTCAAATTGTGGCTGATTATCTTGATGATTTGGAGGTGATAACTTGACAGCTAAAGAGATTAAGGAGATTAACCGAGAGATTTCGAGACTGAGGGCGAAGATAGTACGCATTTCTGCCGAGGCTGACAATACATCGCCTAAGCTGTCGGATTTACCGAGTGCAGGTCAAACATCTGACAAGGTCGGCAATGCGGTGGTGCAGATTGCCGATATTCAGCGTGATATTCAGAACCTTGAAATCCGCCGAAACGCAGCGCTCAACAGCCTCTCCCGTGACGATTTTGTTGAGAACTGTTTGTTTATGCACCTTAGCTTGCGATACAGCTGGGCGAAGATTTTAACTAAGGTTGGCGGTAATAACACAATCGACAGCATAAAGAAAATGTGTTATCGACATCATTGGTGAATTTGTCCCGATGTCCCGAATAGGGGTGATATAATATAAAATGAAGAAATCGATAATAAGAGGCATTTTGTAGTTCTCCTTTTTCAAAAATAACGGCAGACCGCTCTCAATTGAGGGCGGTTTTGCTGTATCGAAAAATCGCAAGGGCGGTGATACAGTGAAAGACAAATTAAATGCAAGACAGAGGAAGTTTGCGGAATATTATGCGCAGAGCGGTAACACCGTTCAGAGTGCGATACAGGCAGGATATTCAGAAAATTACGCAAACGCAAGAGCGTATGAATTGTTGGAGAATGTTGGAGTTTCAAAATACATCAAAGAGTTATCCGACAGGCTCAAAGATGAACGCATTATGAGTGCTAAGGACAGACAGGTTGCTCTCTCTGACATTGCAAAGAGTGCCGAGCAGGACCCGTCAGACCGTATTCGTGCGATTGATACACTCAACAAAATGACGGGTGAATACATTGTCAAGGTTGACGCAAAGGTTGAGCAATCCGAAAAGCTCTCTGATGTGTTCAGACAATTAGGCGGTGAGGGGCTTGACGAATAAGATACAAAATAAGTTGGAGGTTACAACTATGAAAGAGATATTCAAGAAAGTTACATTAAAGGGTTTTGAAAGATACTCGGTAAGCAATTACGGAAATGTTCGCAACAATATTTCAGGTAATGTTCTGAGTAAGCGTAAGGCAAGCAACGGCTATCTGAGAGTTAATTTACGAACGGGTACTGTGCCCTATGAAAAACCTACAGTTGTTCACGTTCATAGACTTGTTGCAGAAGCTTTTCTTCCGCCTATTGAGGGCAAACCATATGTTAATCATATTGACGGAAACAAAGAAAACAATGTTGTTGATAATCTTGAATGGTGCACGCCGCAAGAGAATAGTGAACACGCATATAGAACTAAGGCTGATTATCGAGAAGAATGTAAAGTCAACATTGTCAAAGCACAAAATCGTTGTAAGAAGAAGCTGAAAATGATCGTTAACGGCAAAGTTCAATGTGTTTTTGGTTCTAAATCAGAAGCCGCCAAAAAGCTAGGGGTAAATGAAAAGACGATATACAACTATCTTCACGGAGCAACAAAGCCTATTGGTTATGAGCTTTTGGAGGTGATGTAAATGCCTTTGAGTAAATTCCCATTGTCACAAAAATATATAGATTTTATCAACAGCGTAAACAATGTAAGTGCGGATTTTCTTGAGGGTACTTAACTACTGCTTCCGGAAAGACAACGGTCGGTGCCGGTGTAAAGTTTATGCGGATGGTGTCGCAAAGTAAAAAGAAGATACACGCCATTGCCGCCAAGACAACGGGTAAAGCCGAAGAAACGATTATTCAGCAGGATAACGGTATTCTCGACCTGCACCGTAACGCAATTTACTGCGGTAACGGCGACAAGGATTACAAACTGCCGCATGTCAAGTTTGAGGGCAAAATTATCTATATTCTCGGTTACAGCAGTCGAGATAAGTGGGAAATGGTACTCGGTGCACAGTTCGGCTGTGTGTATATTGATGAGATAAACACCGCCGACATTGAGTTTATCCGAGAGATGTCAACCCGTAATGACTATTTGCTTGCAACACTTAACCCCGATGACCCGTCTTTGCCTGTTTACAAAGAATTTGTAAACCGTTCAAGACCGTTTAAGAAATACGCAAAAGATGTTCCGCCCGAGATTATGGCGGAGCTTAACGAAGAACCTGTACCGGATTGGCGGTACTGGTTCTTTTCTTTTACCGATAATTTAAGCCTTACACCCGAACAGGTTGAAAAGAAAAAAGCCTCTGCTCCAAAAGGAACAAAGCTTTATAAAAACAAAATCTTAGGATTGCGAGGCAGGGCAACAGGGCTTGTATTCTCAAACTTTGAGAGGGCAAGGCACATAAAAACAAAAGAATGTGCAAAGCGGTTTTTGAATTCTGATCGCAAAGGCGAGCATTTTATTCAGTTTACGGCAGGACTTGACACTGCCTATTCGCAGAAATCGCCCGACACAATCGCAATGACCTTTTTCGGCATTACAAGCAAGGGAAAGTGTATTCAGCTTGACGAACGAGTGTACAACAATGCCGAACTACAAACACCGATTGCACCGAGTGATACGGTACGAAATTTTATTGATTTTCTTGACCGCAACCGTGAGGAATGGGGCTTTGCGAGAACTGCTTTTATTGATAATGCGGACCAAGCGACAATTACCGAGTTTCAGAAGTACAAGCGACAAAATGGCTGTATCTATGATTTTACAAATGCGTGGAAAAAGACGAAGATTATAGACCGTATCAATCTCGTTCTCGGCTGGCTTGCAACTGACTGTTATTTTGTGCTTGAACATTGTAAAAACACGATTGCCGAGTTTGAAATTTACAGCTGGCGAGAAGATAAAGACAACACACCCGAGGACGGTCACGACCATTGTATAAACAGTGGGCAATACGCATGGCTGCCGTTTAAAAATATTATTGGAAGTGAAATAAATGGGGCTGATAAACAGAATGGCTGATACAATCAGAACAGGATTAAGAAATTTTTTACATATCACTAAAGCGCCCGACAGAACGATAACCGTTGACGAAACGAGCAATCATCAAACTGAATGCTTTACCAACCGCATTTGGTATTGGGGCAACAGCAGACAGCTTTCACAGCTTTACACACAGCTTGACAGCGACAAAACACGCTTTTGGTCAGCCGAGTGTACCAAAGGGCTGAAAATACGAAAAATCCACACAGGCTTGCCTGCTCTTATGTGCGACACGATTGCAAACATAGTCATTGCCGACTACAACGGCACAGAGGTAACAAGCAAGAGTACAACAGCTTATGCCGAACGCTGGGCAGAGATAGAGAAAGAAAACAAACTCGCAGGTGTAATAAAGCAAATGCTCCTTGACCTTTGCATTGTGGGCGACGGTGCATTTAAAATCAGCTTTGACAAGGCTGTATCAGATGTGCCGATTGTCGAGTGGTACCCTGCCGAACAGATTGATTTTACATATGTGCGTGGCAGAATCCGAGAGATTAAGTTCTACACCGATTACACGCAGAAACACCGCTGTTATCGCTTTGAAGAAACTTACGGCTACGGCTATATAAAATATTCCCTCTATGACGATAACGGCAGAGAGGTTGATTTACACACAGTTAAGGCACTTGATTGGATAGACAGCAGCGGTGTGACCTTTGACACATCGTATATGTGGGCAGTACCTGTCATTTACGGCAAATCGTGCCATAAGGGCAGGGGTGCGGGCATTATCGGAGCAAAGACAGACGCTTTCGACAGCCTTGACGAAGTGTGGTCACAGTGGATGGACGCTTTAAGAGCTTGCCGAACAAAGCAGTATGTACCTGAATGTCTTATCCCTCGAAATCCCGAAACCTGTCAGCCGATATCGCCAAATCCGTTTGACAACCGATTTATCACCGTGGGCAACGATATGTCGGAAAACGGCAACGGCAACAGGATTTATACCGAAAGTCCGCAGATTCAGCACGAAAGCTATTTAAGCTCATACATCACCGCACTTGACCTTTGTTTGCAGGGTGTAATTTCACCAAGCACATTAGGCATTGATACAAAGAAACTCGATAATGCCGAGGCACAGAGAGAAAAAGAGAAAACAACTCTGTATACAAGACAGAACCTTGTTGAGCTCACCGAGAACGCTATGCAGAGCCTTGTTACAGTTGTATTGAACGCTGACAGCGAGCTTAACGGCAAGGGCATTGTTGACGGAATAGAGGTATCCGTAAACTTCGGCGAATATGCGAACCCGAGCTTTGAAAGTCAGGTTGAAACCGTGTCAAAAGCAAGACAGGGCGGTTTGATGTCGGTTGAAACCTCGGTCGAGGAATTGTACGGCGACAGTAAGTCGGACGATTGGAAAGCCGAAGAGGTACAGAGGATAAAAGAAGAGCAGGGCATTACAAGTGAGGAAGAAACCTCGTCATTCGACGATTTGGCAGGACTGACAGATGAGTGATTACGATATCGGAAAGGCCTTTGAAGAAATCGAAAATGAACTTGTTGACAGTATGATGCGCAATTTCAGCCGACACAGAGCAGAGGAAACCAAAGATGGCTATAATTGGACCCAGTGGCAAGCCGAACAGCTAAAGAGCCTTGAAGAATACCGCAAAACGAACGCCCAAAAATTCGGCAAGCAGTTCAAGAGCATTAACAGCAAGATTGAAGAAATGATACGCACGGCAAGGGCTGACGGCAATGCAGAGCAGGAGGCTAAAATACTTGAGGCAATCAAGGACGGCTTTACACCGCATATGCCCACAGGAGCGAGCACAGGCGATTTTTTTAAGGTCAATGACCGTAAGCTCAATGCTCTTGTAAAATCGACCACAGACGATTTAAAGAAGGCGGAAACGGCAGTCCTGCGTATGAGCAACGATAAGTATCGCAAGGCGATTTTTAACGCACAAGTCTATGCAAACACAGGTGCAGGCACATACGAAAAAGCAGTTGATATGGCTTGTAAGGATATGCTAAACGCAGGGCTGAATTGTGTGGAGTACAAGAACGGTGCAAGGCACACGCTTTCAGACTATGCGGATATGGCAATCAAGACGGCGAACAAGAGAGCGTATCTAAGAGGTGAGGGTGAAGAAAGAGCTAAGTACGGACTTTCGCTTGTTGTGGTAAACTCAAGACAGGGCGGTTGCCCTGATTGTGCAAAGTATATAGGCAGGGTGTTTATTGATGATGTGTATTCAAACGGCAAAAAATCGGACGGTGATTATCCGCTGCTTTCAACCGCCATAGCGGAGGGGCTTTTTCACCCACGCTGTAAGGACAGCACAAGCACCCACTACCCAGAACTTGATGATTTGAGCGGACCTCTCTCCGATGACGAGCTTGCAGAGCTTGACCGCCAAAGAGGACTTGAAGTACAGCAACAGCACGCAGAAAAGCAAGCCGAACGCTTTGACCGCAGGGCAAAATACAGCCTTGACGAGGATAACAAGAAGTTTGCTAAAGCAAGAGCAGACGAGTGGCACGACAGGGCGGATAAGTTGGCGGAAAAGGTTAAAAACGCAGAAGATATTTCGCCTAAAGCTGTTGCAAAATCTCAAAAAGGTGATATACTAAAAGAGGATAGCGAAGAACCTATCACTCCTATAACGGATAATGCTATCAACCGTGTTTGGAAAGTTAATGTTGACGGATATACGGATGAGCAGTGCATTGAAATTCAAAAACAACATAAAGACCTTTTGAAATATGCAAAAGAACACAACGAGGGTAACGAAGTTGCTTTTGTATTTAAAAGTGATTTGTCAGAAATGACTACTGAAAAACCAATTAAAGGTACTGATAAGGAAATAAATTTTGGTTCGGCTCTTCACGGAAAAGATTTATTTGTTATGCATAATCATCCAAGAAATAGTAGCGTTTCATTCGATGATTTAGTTGAGTTTATCGGAAGTGAATCCATAAAAACTATATCTGTTGTGAAGAACAATGGCGGAGTAGAGGTTTTAATTAAAAAGAACTCATATGACAAGTTGGACTTACTTACCAATCTTGATAGGTTAAGAAGAAAAAATGTTAAGAGTAAGAATAAAAAACAATCTGATGCTGAATTTAGAAAGGTTGTTAGAAAATTTATTAGCAAATACGAAGAAGAGGAGATATTAAAATGGATAAAATAAATCATTCTTTGGATGGCTCAAATGAATCAGCCGTTAAAAAATTAGAACAGATGATTGAAGAAGAAAAGGCAAAGAAAAAAAGTACAGACAGTAAATCAGACTAACCGCTCCTTGTGGGCGGTTTTCGCATTAGAAAGGTGTATTTATGGATGAGAATTTTAAGATTATATATGAAATACTTAAGAAATTAGAAAACAGTATGGATATATCTGAATTTGATAACTCAATATTAAGTTACAAATCGTTGGAAATATCTAAACCAAAATGGTGTAGAATAATAAAAATGCTTTTTGACAGCGGATATATAACAGGAGTGAATGTGTGGGAGTCTTATGATTGTTCCTATCCGCAAGTTGAATTGACAAGACCCGAAATCACTTTAAAAGGTCTTGAGTATTTGCGAGAAAACTCTATTATGCAAAGAATGAAGTATTTGAATGCTCCGAGCAGAGAGCAAAGGAACTCATTGACGGTGGTTTTGCGACAGAGGTTAAGTCCAACGTTACGGAAAATAAGCCAAACGCTACGGAAAAGCCGAAAAGAAAGACAACAAAAACAGCTTAAAACGCACTTGTGAGTGACTGCACAGGTGCTTTTTTAATACACAAAATCAGAAAGGCGGTGACAAAATGAAAGTAAGAGTAATTACATCGTTCAACGATAAAACCGAGGGGTTTATTAACAGACCGATTAATGAAGTATTTGAGTGCTCCGAGAGCAGAGCAAAGGAACTCATTGACGGCGGTTTTGTGACAGAGGTTAAGTCCAACGCTACGGAAAAGCCGAAAAGAAAGACAACAAAAACAGCTTAAAACGCACTTGTGAGTGACTGCACAGGTGCTTTTTTATTGTCCGAAGACGCTAAACTACGGGAGACACCGAGCAAAACTGAAACAGAGAGACACTCTATAAACTGATTACGGGAGACACCCGATAACTGAAAGGATTGATAAAATATGGCAGAAAATAACCCAACACCTAACCCAAACGAAACACAGCCGACACCGCAGGGCAACCCTGCACCTGCATTCGATTATGACAAGCTTGCAAGTCTTATTAACGGCAAGCAGAGCGTGACAGAGGACACGGTTTTAAAGTCATACTTCAAGGAGCAGGGATTGTCAGCAGATGAGATGAAACAGGCAATCGGTGCTTTTAAGGAGCAGAAAGCCAAGAACACACCCGACATTGCGAAAATTCAGTCGGAAGTTGAATCCGCAAACAACGCAAAGCTCACGGCAGAAGTCAATCAGTCAGCAACCCTCGAAGCCGTAAAACAGGGCGTTGACGTAACAAGCGTGCCGTATGTGCTTAAAATGGCAGACTTTTCGGCTGTAACGGCAGATGGCAAAATCAACACAGAAAAGCTTACCGAGGCGGTTAAGAAAGTGCTTGACGATATTCCTGCATTCAAAGCAAAAGCAAGCGAAAACGCTGGCGGTGTTCAGAAAATCGGCGGCGACGGTAACGGTACATCAGACGGTACTAAGCAAAATTCAAGCGTTCCGACAAAGAAATGGAACAGATTTAATATTTAAGAAAGGACAATTTAACTATGGCAAACACAAATAACTATGCAGAGCAGTTCAGCCCGGATTTGCTCGAAATTCTTATGCAGGGCACACTTACTTCACCATTCATCACTTCAAATGTAAAATGGGTGGGTGCAAGAACATTCCACTTTACACAGATGTCAACGACAGGCTTTAAGAACCACAGCAGAGAGGGAGGTTGGAACAAAGGCAAATATACACAGACAGATGTTCCTTTCACTTGCGAGCACG